ATTCTCTTGCAAGGTATTATGCAGAAAAAGATAAAAAAATTCTCTTAATTGTTCCAACGACATCTCTTGTAGAGCAGATGTGTAAGGATTTTCAAGATTATGGTTGGGATTCTGATTCATATTGTCACAAGATATATGCAGGAAAAGATAAGTTTGATAAACGTCCAGTTACTATAAGTACATGGCAATCTATCTACAACTTAGATAGATCATTCTATGAACCGTATGATGTTGTTTTAGCAGACGAAGCACATCAGTATAAGAGTAAGTCATTTATAAGTATAATGACAAAATTACATCACGCCAAGTATAGGTTTGGATTTACAGGAACTCTTGATGGATCAGAAACACACAAGTGGGTTTTAGAAGGATTGTTCGGTCCTATTTACAAGATTACAAATACAAAGGATTTGCAGGATGCAGGACATTTATCTAAGTTAGATATTAACTGTTTGATACTAAAACACCCTCCACAAAAATTTAACATATACGAGGATGAAATCCAATACCTTATAACTCACAACCAAAGAAATAATTTTATAAAAAATCTTACTTTGGATTTAAAAGGTAATACACTAGTTCTTTTTCAAAGAGTAGAGAGTCATGGAAAAGTACTTTATGAAATGATAAATAATGATAAGAAAGATAACCGTCAGGTATTTTTCATACACGGTGGAGTTGATACTCAAACGAGAGAAGAAATCAGGGAAATAACTGAAAGAGAAAATAACGCAATTATAGTTGCCTCTTATGGAACTTTTTCTACAGGTATCAATATTAAAAACCTCCATAATGTTGTCTTTGCCTCTCCAAGTAAGTCCAGAATCAGAAATCTTCAAAGTATTGGAAGAGTTCTTAGAAAAGGAAAAGACAAAGTAAAAGCAGTGCTATATGATGTAGCAGATGATTGTTCTACTAATTCAAGAAAAAATTACACATTATCTCATTTAGAAGAAAGAGTAAAAATTTATAACGAACAACAATTTAATTATGATATACTGCCAATTCAACTAAAGAAATAATATGGAAGATGATTTTTACGCAACAATTAAATTAAAATCTGGAGAAGAAATCTTTGCTAAGGTAGCAGCTTCAGAGGAAGAAGGAAGAACAATGCTAGTTGTTCATAATCCAATTACAGTAGATATTATAAAAGGTAAAGGTGGATATGCTGGATTTAAACTAGAACCTTGGTTAAAAACAACCACTGAAGATTTATTTGTAATTAATTTAGATGATGTCTTAACGTTGTCAGAATCATTTGATATGGAAATTATAATGATGCATCAAACATTCGTTAGAAAAACTGATAATAGTAATAACAATTCTAAATCAAAAAAACTAGATAGGAGCATGGGATATATTTCTACCGTAAATGATGCTAAGTTAATCTTAGAAAAGATCTTTAAAATAGAAAAAGAAAAAGACTCTTAATAATATAATAATTATAAGCTTAAAGCTAATCTTATGAACCTCCACAAAGGTAATTGTAACTGTATTTGAGATACTTGTCAAGTCCTATCTTAAATGTTATAATATCTACATAGTAGTGATAACGACTTATGGCAATGATAAGACCTATGGCAAAAAGAAAAAGGTCAGAACACTATGTAAATAACAAAGAATTTCTTGCTGCTTTAATAAGATATAGAGAAGATGTTGAGATTGCAAGATTGCAAGATAAACCCAAACCTGTCATACCTCGTTATATTGGTGAGTGTTTTTTAAAGATTGCAACTCACTTATCGTTCAAACCAAACTTTGTTAATTACATGTTCAAAGATGATATGGTTTGTGATGGTATAGAAAACTGTGTCCAGTATATACATAACTTCAATCCAGAGAAATCTCAGAATCCTTTTGCTTACTTTACTCAAATTATTCACTATGCATTCTTAAGAAGGATTCAAAAAGAAAAGAAACAATTAGAAATAAAAAATAAGATCCTAGAAAGAACTGGATACGAGCAAGTATTTAATCACGATGGTGATGATAATTTTGCAGATTATAATTCAATTAAAGACTCAGTTCATTCTAAAGTTAGATATTAATGAAAATAGCAATTATAACTGATCAACACTTCGGATGTCGTAAAAATTCAAAGTTATTTCATGATTATTTTCTAAAATTTTACGAGGATGTTTTCTTTCCTATAATAGACAAAGAGGGAATCACAACCATAATTGATATGGGTGATACATTTGATAGTAGAAAAGGAGTTGATTTCTCCATATTAACATGGGCAAAGAATAATTATTTTGACAAGTTAAAAGAAAGAGGATGTACGGTACACACTGTTGTTGGTAATCATACAGCATATTACAAAAATACAAATGATGTTAATGCAGTAGATCTTTTATTAAGAGAATATGATAATGTAAAAATATATTCAGAAACATCTTCTATTGTTATTGGTGGATGTAATATTCTTCTTGTACCTTGGATTAATAAAGAGAACGAAGAGAAGAGTCTTGCATTGATTAAGAAGTCAAAAGCATCCGTGTGTATGGGTCATCTTGAATTAAATGGATTCAAAGCCACACCAGGTCATATGATGGAACATGGAATGGGAAGGGAGATATTTAAAAAATTTAAAAAGACATACTCTGGACATTATCATTGTAGATCTAATCAAGATGATATTTATTATCTTGGTAATCCATATGAGATGTTTTGGAATGACGTTGGTGCTGATAGAGGATTTCATTTATTTGATACAGAAACTCTAGAACATACTCCAATCAATAATCCATATAGACTTCATCATATAATTTACTATAGTGATTTGGATCATCAATTATTTGATGCAAGAGAGTTGGAAAACAAAATAGTAAAAGTAGTTGTAAGAAAGAAAAATAGTCAGGTAAAATTTGAAAAGTTTTTAGATAAATTATACAGTGCAAACATAGCAGAACTTAAGATTGTTGAAAACTTCTTATTTCAAGAATCTGAGGAGTTTGAAGCTTTTGAATCTGAAGATACCATATCTATTTTGAATAGGTATATTGAAGAGGCAGAAGTTGATCTTGATAAATCTCACATACAGAAAATAATGCAAACTGTTTATCAGGAAGCATGTGAGTTGATTTAATGTTTATTCTAACTGTTTCTGGTAAAGAGCATAAGGGAGCATATGCTGCACCAAATGAAAATGGTGAAGACATTCTCTATTTGTTTGAAACAGAAGATGACGCAGTTAGATTTGCTTATCAATTAGAAGATAACGGATACCCAGACATGCACGTTATAGAGGTTGACGATGCTGTTATAATAAAAACATGTGAACTGCATGATTACAGGTACACCGTAATTACTCCCAATGACATTGTAATTCCACCAGAAAACCATGATTATATTTGAAAATATTAAATGGAAAAATTTCTTATCAACAGGAAATCAATTCACTGAAATAAAATTCAATGAAAAAGCAACCACTCTTGTGGTGGGTACAAATGGAGCGGGTAAAAGCACTGTTTTAGATGCTTTGACTTTTGGTTTGTTTGGAAAACCATTTCGTAAAATTAATAAGTCTCAATTAGTAAACTCAGTAAATGAGAAAGATTGTGTTGTTGAAGTCAATTTTTCTATTGGTGATATAAGATGGAAAGTCGTAAGAGGGATTAAACCAAATATATTTGAAATTCATAGGAATGATAAATGTTTGGATCAATTTGCTAATGCCAATGATCAACAAAAATGGTTAGAGCAAAATGTAGTAAAGATGAATTACAAATCTTTTACTCAGATAGTTATATTAGGATCTAGTACATTTGTTCCTTTCATGCAGTTGGGTGCTTCTAATAGAAGGGAAGTTATAGAGGATCTATTGGATATTAAAATATTCTCTACTATGAATAATCTTATTAAAGATAAGATACGTGGTATAAAGGATGAGATAAGAACTTTAGAATTAAAGAAAGAGTCTTTAAATGATAAAGTTGGGATGCAAGAAAACTTTATAAGTGAATTGGATCAACAAGGAAAGGGTAGAATAAAAGAAAAAGAAGGTAAGATAAATTTACTGGAAGGTGAGATAATGGACGCATCTGATGAAACAGAATGTCTTATGGGTGATGTTGATATTCTTAATAAAGATTTAGAAAAGTTAACAGGTGCAGCAAAAAAATTAAGAGAGTTGGGAAATCTTAAAGGAAAAATATCCAATAAAGTATCCAATATTACCAAAGAACATAAGTTTTTTACAGAGCATACTGTTTGCCCTACTTGTGAGCAAGACATTGATGAAGATTTTAGAATAAATAAAATCAATGATGCTCAAAATAAAGCAAAGGAGTTGCAATCTGGTTATAACCAACTAGAGGAGGCAATTAAAAAGGAGGAAGAGAGAGAGCATCATTTTACAAAACTATCAAAGGAGATTTCTAAACTCAATAATGACATTTCTCAAAACAATACTCGAATTTCTGGATGTTCACAACAGATCAGAGATTTGGAATCGGAAATTCAGAAACTTACCGATCAAATTGCAAACAGAAATACTGAGCATGAGAAATTAAAAGAATTCAAAGAGAAACTAAAAGATACATATGAATCATTAGGAGGAAGAAAAGACAATATAAAATACTATGATTTCTCATACAGTCTTTTGAGAGATGGTGGAGTTAAAACTAAAATCATCAAGAAGTATTTGCCGTTGATCAATCAGCAGGTGAATAGGTATCTTCAGATGATGGACTTTTATATTAACTTTACATTGGATGAGGAGTTTAACGAGACTGTTCAATCTCCCATCCATGACAATTTTTCTTATTCCTCCTTTAGTGAAGGAGAGAAGATGCGTATCGACTTGGCACTTTTATTTACATGGAGGGAAGTGGCAAGATATAAAAATTCTGTAAATACAAATCTTTTAATTATGGATGAAGTGTTTGACAGTTCTCTTGATGGATTTGGTACGGAAGAATTTCTCAAGATCATCCGTTTTGTAATTAAAGATGCTAATATCTTTATCATATCACACAAGACAGGTATGGATGATAGGTTTGAGGATGTTTTAAAGTTTGAAAAAATTAAAGGATTCAGTAGGTTAGCATCATGAATGAAGGACAAATGCAAGAATTAAGAGATTTGAAAAATAAGTTAAATCAATTGCAACGTGATTTTGATAAATTAAAAACTGCCATACTATTACATCCAGAAATTGGAGATAGAATTCAAAAAAACATTTGGTCATGAAAATATTAATTACAGGTCATAGGGGATTTATTGGTAGTCATGCCTATGAATATTTTTTAAATCTTGGTCATGAAGTTGATGGTTATGATATACCACACGACATTGGTGATTTTGAAACAAACAAAATATATGATGTGGTAATCCACCTTGCTGCTAATGCTGCTATAAGAGAAGCAATTGAAAATCCAGATTTGTTTTGGGAAAACAATGTGGTCAAGTCGAAACCCATATTTGATTATTGTAGAGAGAATGAAGTTCGTTGTTTGTATGCTAGTTCTGCTTCAGTTTATGAGTGGTGGATAAATGCATATGCTATAAGTAAAAAAGTAAATGAAATCCAAGCACCACCTAATAGTGTGGGTATGAGATTCTTTAATGTATATGCGGAGAAGGTAAGTAGAACAGACATGCTTTATCGCATGTTAGAGGAGGGAACAGCAACATATCTGACCCGTCATAGAAGGGACTGGATACATGTGAAAGATGTTGTAAGAGCAATAGAATGTTTGATTTCTAATTCTTATACTGGAGTTTTGGATGTGGGAACAGGCAATCCAATTGCTGTCATAGATCTCGCAACTAAAATGGGAATGGGTCATCTACCGATCAAAGAGGAGACACCTGGTGAAAGAGATATTACTTGTGCAGATATCAGTAAGTTGACAGAGTTAGGATGGTATCCTACAATAAATATACTAGATACGGTGAGTGTATGACCATAAAAAATTATACTCTTGAAAAAAAGAATCCAAAGCATTCTCAAATATGGGAGTGGGATGAAACACCAGAAGTCCTAGCAGCACTGGAGAAGATAAATGCGAGTTCCAAACTGGCAACACCACAGCAAAAAGGAGCAAAAAAGACACTTAAAGCCCCAAATGCTCCGACAGGCAAGGCAAAGACGTAGACAGTTGATAAAGCGTCTACAGAACCCCTCATCAAGAGGGGTTTCGTTGTATCATGGGTATATCGAAAGAAAAGAACAATGCCTGTTACTCAAGAAATCAAGTCACAACTAGCAAAACTTCTTGCAACAGAAGATCTAATTGTAGAGCACAAGCAAGTTGATACTGCACAGTTCAATGTTCATACTCGTGAATTGATTCTTCCTCTGTGGAATGCCAGTGGAAATGTGTATGATATGTTAGTTGCACATGAGGTTGGTCATGCTCTTTTTACTCCTGATCTTGATTGGAGTAAAGAAACTAAAGCACCACAATCATTTGTAAATGTGGTAGAGGATGTGAGAATTGAAAAATTAATGAAGAGAAAATATGCTGGTCTTTTGAAAACATTCTATAGAGGATATTCAGAACTTTCTGAAAAAGATTTCTTCCAAATAGAAGATGAAGATGTTGATTCTCTTAATCTTGCTGATAGAATTAATTTGTATGCAAAGATTGGTAGTTTTGTTGACATTTCTTTCAACGACAAAGAAAGAGAAATTCTTTCTATAGTTAAACAGTGTGAAACATTTGATCAAGTTTTAAAAGCATCTGAGATTCTTTATGATTACTGTAAAGTAGAAAAAGAAGAGAATGCAAAACTTGATAATATTCAAACTGAGGAGAATGAAACTGATGAAGAAGAGATAGTATCTCAAGGTAGTGATACCGATGAATCAGGCAATGATACAGAAGAAGAGGAGGAGGTTGATTCTAATCCTTCAACTTCTAGTTCTAAAAGTGAAGAAGAACCTGAAGTAAAAACAGAAGATTCATTCACTAGAAGTATGAATGACTTAGTTGATCATACTGGTGTAGAGAATGTTTATCTAAAAAGACCACAAGTATACCTTGATAAAATCATTGCATCTAATGAAGATGTTCACAGAGAACTTGATATGTCATTCTTGTTTCAACAAAAACAAGAAGATGAAAGACAACATGGAGTTTCTAATTTATTTGAAGAGGTTGATGTAGACTATGACAAATTCAGAAAAGAAGCAAAAAAAGAAGTCAACTACTTGGTTAAAGAGTTTGAATGTAGAAAATCTGCTAGTGCTTATGCTCGTGCTACTACTAGTAGGACTGGAGTTTTGGACACGACTAAGTTACAAACTTACAAGTTCAACGAAGACCTCTTCAAAAAAGTAACTGTTCTTCCTGATGGTAAGAATCATGGATTGATCTTTATATTAGATTGGTCTGGTTCAATGGCAGATGTAATACTTGATACTATCAAACAACTTTATAATCTAATTTTATTTTGCAAAAAAGTTGGTATTCCATTTGATGTATATGCATTTACAAATGAGTGGAATCGTTCAAAGATTGATTATGAAACAGGACATGTATATCCTCAAAAATGTGAAGAGAAATATAAGAGAGAAGAGTATGTTTTCAGAGTTGATGATGACTTTAGTTTGTTGCATTTGTTTACCAATAATACAAACAAAGCAGTATTTGAACATCAATTACGAAACGTATATCGTTTAGCAAATTGCTTTGGTAGAAGATATGATCCAACAAGATATATTAGATATACTTACCCTTGGAAACTTGCTTTGTCTGGAACACCTTTAAATGAAACTATCCTATGTCTTCATGATATTATTCCACAGTTTCAGAAAAATAATGGTGTAGAAAAAGTTCAGTGTGTGATGTTGACTGATGGTGAAGCACAACAAATTCCATATCATGTTGAAGTGCAAAGAAGTTGGGATGATGAACCACATCTTGGTTGCAGAAATATCAATGCTAGGTTATGTTCTTTAAGAGATCGTAAGTTAGGTAGAGTGTATAACTTTGGATGGTCTTTCTACGATTTTACAGATACTCTTCTTAAAAATTTAAAAGATAATTTTCCATCAACTAACTTCATAGGTTTCCGTGTTCTTGAAAAAAGAGACACTAGAACTTTTATTCAAAGATATACTTCTTCAACAGAATATGAAACTGTTATGAATGAGTACAAAAAAACAAAAACTTGTACTCTTAAGAATAGTTCTTTTGATAGTTACTTTGGAATATCTGGTTCTTCTTTAAATGAGGACTTTGATTTTGATGTTGATGATGATGCAACAAAAGCACAAATCAAAAGAGCATTTGCTAAGTCTTTGAAGGTGAAGAAACTAAATAAAAAAATCCTAAGTGAGTTTGTTGAGTTGGTAGCATAATGGGAATATCAACTGTAAGACAATCTGATAGGCAACCAAGAAGGGATTGGTCGGATGAACAATGGTTATCCCATGCACGGGTAGAGTATCATTCTCCGTGGAATGATAAGGAGACAAAAGAGTATTGGTATGATAAAATACAGGAGTACACAAAATGAAAATGAACACCCAAACTAAATTGATCTTTGCATTAGAACATGTAGCACACCTATATGATCTTATTGAAGATAATGAATGGGAGCAGTATCTTACTGGTGCATTATCCACACTTGAATACGAACTTGAGAGGCAATTAGCAAATGAACTACACAGGAAATTGGGAGACAGAATACAAGGGACTAGTAACAAGGAAGTTATCAAAGAGGGAGTTGGAATTATTGGACGGATCGAAGATTAAAGCACATGAAGGAATGATGTATGGTCGAATGTATGCAGATTATAAAAAATGTAAAGAAAAAACGGATTAAGAAAATATTAAACATGTAAATAATTTTGTATTTTTATGCAAAAATGAACAACCCATATCCCAAACCAAGATGGGATCTTGAAAATGATGTCCTACGATTAGAGCAAATGATTATTGTTTACGAGCAAGAAATCGAACAATTGAATATTGAAAAGAAAGAGTTGAAAAAAGAAATTAAATTTCTTAAAACTCAACTTGATCACCTATCACTAGGCAATCCAAAACAAGAGGAGCAATAAATACATTTATAATAGTGTCACCGATAATGAAAACGTTTAAAGAATTTCTAGAAGAAAGCAGTCTAAGTAGAATCAAATCTAAGTCTGATAAAGGTGGGATGGCAATCCTATCAGGAAGTCGTGGTGACAAATCTAGAAAACAAAATCAGGCAAGAGCAAAGCAATTAGATCGTGATATAAAAGGTAAGGGATTGCCTGGTGCTACTAAGGTAACTGGTAGGTATGATGAAAGAGATGATAAAACTGGTAAAACCACAA